CCCATTTCCGTGGATGTACGAGATAGGGACTCACATTCTGCCCCCATGGAGGTGGCGTGATGCCTGGCCCTCCTCCGAAGAATCCGAAGATGAAACAGCGGCGGAACAAGGAGTCGACGGCCGCGTCTTTGTCGGCGGTAGGCGGCATCTCGCGTGCGCTTCCGAAGTGTCCCGAGGGGAAGTGGCATCCGGCCGCGGTCGCGTGGTGGGCGGAGGTGTGGGCTTCGCCGATGGTCCACGAGTACACGAACACGGACAGGCAGGAGCTTCAGAAACTCTTGCGTCTGGAGAATGACTTCCACCTCGCAAAGACTCCGCGCGAGCGGCTCTCTTTCCTGGCGGAGATCCGCTTGCAGCGTCAGTGTTTCGGCTTGACCGCGATGGATCGGCGGCGGCTCGGGTGGTCGATTGAGGCACCGAAGGCCAAGAAGAAAGAGGCGAAGGAGTCTGAAGAGACGAAGGACGACCGCGATTTCCTTGAGGAAGTGCATTGACGGTTCTGCTCGTGCCGACCCCAGACCCGAAGGTGCGGCGGTGGCCGACGCTCGGGCCGCAGGTGTCCGACTGGATCGAAGAGAACCTAGTGCATGGCCCCGGCGATCTCCGCGGCAAGCGGGTGAAACTGGACCCAGAGAAGCGGGCGCTTATCGGGCGCATGTATGAGGTCTACCCGAAGGAGCATGAGCGCAGCGGGCGACGGCGATTCAAGCGGGCGGGGCTGTCGGTGCGGAAGGGATGGGCAAAGACCGAACTTGCGGCGATGATCGCGGCGGCGGAGTTGCACCCGGATGGGCCGGTTCGCGTGAAGTCCTGGGGGAAGAAAGGGAATCCAATCGGCGGCGCCGTCACCGATCCCTATATCCCGATGGTCGCATTCACGGAAGAGCAGAGCGACGAGCTCGCGTATCACGCGCTGTACGTGATCCTACAGAACTCGCCGATCGCTGGGGACTTCGACATCGGGATCGAACGGATCATGCGAAAGGACGGCGACGGGCGGGCGGTGTCCATGGCGTCGAGCCCAGGCGGCAACGACGGAGCGCGGACCACCTTTCAGTTGTTCGACGAGACGCACCGTTTCATTACTCCGCGGCTGGTGAAGGCGCATTCGACCATGCTCGCGAACATCCCTAAGCGATTCGCCGCTGATGCTTGGTCGCTCGAAACGACCACCTCCTATTCTCCGGGGCAGGGATCTGTCGCTGAATCGACGATGAAGTACGCCCGCGACGTGGCAAGCGGGAAGATCAAGGACTCGAAGCTGTTCTTTTTCCATCGTCAGGCGGACGAATCGATCAAGATCCACGACGATCAGGGCGTGATCATCATGGAGAACGTCAAGGCCGCGGTCAAGGACGCCTCTGGGCCGGTCGCAGTTTGGTCTGACATGGACTCAATCGCCGAGCAGTTCCAAGACCCAGAAGCGGACATCAACTATCTGATGCGCGTCTGGTTCAACTGGGCGAAGCAGGACGCGGAGAAGGCGATCAACTCGGACGTGTTCGCGGCGCTCGGGAAGCATGGCGCGACGATCCCCGACAACGAGGACGTGGTCCTGTCCTTCGATGGCTCGAGGCGCCGTGACGCCACCGGGCTCATGGCGACGAGTATCCCGACCGGGCTCCAGGTGACGGTGGGCTTGTGGGAGAAGCCGGAGAACGGGGGCGACGAGTGGGAAGTACCGGCCGAGGAAGTGACGGCCGCGGTGCGCCAGGCCTTCGAGCGGTGGACGGTGTGGCGGATGTATGCCGACCCTCCTTACTGGGAGGAGACGGTCGCGAAGTGGTCCGACGAGTTCGGGGATACGAAGGTGATCAAGTGGTACACGAGCCACTGGTCGAAGATGGCCTATGCGGTCCGGTCATTCGAGAACGCGATCAAGGCGAAAGAGCTTTCGCACGATGGGGGCCGCGACTACGTGCGTCACGTCGGCAACTGTCACAAGATGCCGGTGTCCGTGCGGGACGACAAGAACGAGCCGATGTGGGTCTACACGAAGGAGAACAAGAACTCTCCGCTAAAGATCGACCTTGCCATCTGCGGTGTTCTCGGGTGGCAGGCGCGGACGGATGGGATCTCTGAGGGTGTTCTTTCGGCGGGGTCTTCGGTCTACGACCAGACAGGCGGGGCGGTGGAGGCATGGTGAGGCGATTGGCTGAGATCGTAGCGGTTCTCGTTGGGCTGGGCCTCGTGGGCCATGGGGCGTGGCTTCTGTCGCCGATCGCGGCGGAGATATTCGTGGGCCTTCTGTTCATCGGGGCAGGGACGCCGACAAGGGAGGTCAAGGGATGACATCACTCATTGGGCGGGTCATTGATGCGTTCACGCCGAAGGCGGAGGCGAATCCTCTGGATGACCGCTATTACACGTCGTCGACGATGTTCGGGCCTTCGCTCGCAGGGGTCAACGTGACTCGGGAGAATGCGCTCCGGCAGGCGGTGTTCTATCGGTGCGTGGCGATCAGGGCGCAGGCCTTCGCGCAGTTGCCGATCGGTGTCTATCAGCGCGGGGAGAAGACCCGAACGGAGATCCCCGACCATCCGCTGTCGAAGGCATTCGAGCGTCCGAACCCGTGGCAGACGTCTTTCGCCTGGCGTCGGGAGGTCTGGTGTGACTTCCTCCTCGGCGGGCACGCCTACAACCAGATCATCTACGGTCCCGGCTCTCGCGTGTCCTTCGTGCCGCTCGATGCGGATCGCATGCGGGAGACGACGAAGGAGGGGGACCGAGTCCGCACCTACGAGTTCACCCGGAGGAACGGGGAGAGAGTGACGCTTGTCGGCGATAAAGACGTTTGGCACATCGAGGCCATGGGCGGGCGGGGGCTGGTGGATCTCGCACGCGAGACGCTGGGCCTTGCGATCAGCACGCAGGATCACGCCTCGATGTTCATGCGGCGCGGGGTCAAGGCGACCGGCGTCCTTGAGCATCCCGGCCGGCTGAAGCCCGACACGGCGACGGCGATGGGTGCGAACTTCAACGCGACATATGGCGGTCAGGCTGGGCACGGGAAGGTCCCGGTGCTGTGGGAGGGGATGAAGTACAACGTCACTTCGATGACGCATCAGGACGCGCAGTTCACCGAACTCAAGTCCGGCGCACTCGAAGAGATCGCGACCTTCTGCGGCGTGGCACCCTACATGGTGGGCATGATCGAGAAGCAGACCTCGTGGGGGAGCGGCGTCGAAGAGCAGAACCTGACCTTCGTTCAGTTCACCCTCGGGCCTGACTGCACGCTGTTCGAGCAGGACGCGGCGCGGGTGTTTCTCGATGGGGACTCGGAGCAGGGAACCAACGGGAAATACGTCCGCATGAATCAGCGGGCTCTACTGAAGGGGAAGCACACAGAGCGGGCGACGTTCTATAAGACGCTCATCGACGCCCATGTGATGACGCCGAACGAAGCGCGGGAGCTTGAGGACATGGACCCTATCGAGGGCGGCGACGAGTTCCCGGCGGTGCCTGGCGCGCAGATGGCGTCCGATCCTTCGGCCCCCGCCGTACCGAAGCAGGCGAAAGCGGAGGACCGGGCCGCGGCTCTGGCGCGGGCGATTGCGGCGGATCTTCTGAGAGCGGAGGCGCGGGACATGGTGGAGATTGCGAAGACGACGGCGACCGATTCGGCGAAGTGGTCAAGGGCGGTGGGTGCGTACTACGCCCGGCGCCCGGAGGCTGTGGCGGAGTCCCTGAGCATCACGCGAGAGCAAGCCGAGGCCTACTGCAAGGAGCAGGCTCGCATCGCGTCTGAGGGCGGGGCGAGGGCTGTGGATACGTGGACGGCGGATCACTCTGGGCGTGTGGTTTCGCTCGCGCTCGGGCAGACATCAACGACGTGGCCGGTGAAGGAGTAAGGGCATGATGATTTACGCGATGGAGCGCACGGCGCTCGACCGATTGACCGAGATGCAGAAACTCGACGGGGCCGCGGTGGCTCAACTCATGGCGAAACTCGAGGCTCGGTCTGAACCGGCTGCGCCTCGCGGGGAGTCTGGGGGGATCATTTCGGTGATCCCGATCTACGGCGCGATCGAGCAGCGGCCCAGACTGTTCGGGATGCTGTTCGGCGGAACTTCGGTGTCTCGCATCACGGCGGCGCTGCGCCAGTCGATGGCGGACCCTCAGACCAAGGCCATTGCGCTCGACATCTCCAGTCCTGGGGGCGAGGTGTCTGGGCTCTCGGAACTGGCCGGGGAGATCATGGCGGCGAAGGCGAGCAAGCCTATTGTAGCGCTCGTCAATCGCACGGCGGCGTCTGCGGCTTACTGGATCGCCGCGGCTTGCTCGGAGGTGGTCGGCATGACCGACTCGATCCAGGGCTCTGTGGGCGTCATTGGAGCCCATAAGGACACGTCTGAGGCGGAGGCCAAGGAAGGCGTCAAAGTCGAGTACATCTACGCCGGGGAGTACAAGGTGGACGCGGCGGGGAACCGTCCGCTCTCGGATGCTGGTCGAGAGTCAATGCAGGCAATGGTTGACCACATTTACGGCATCATGCTCGATGACATCGCCCGAGGCCGAGGAATCACGGCGGAGGCGGTCAAGGCTGACTTCGGGAAGGGCTTGGTCCTGACCGCTCCAGCGGCTCAGGCAGTTGGGATGATCGACAGGATCAGCACTTTTGACGCGACGATGCAGCGGCTCTCGACCCCGCAGGGTCGGGCGGCTGTCATGCGGGGTGAGTACGTCGAACCCATGGTGGACGACGGCGAGGCCGAGCGTCGGCTTCGGATGGCTCGCGTGACCGTCTAAAGAAACTTCTTGACACATCAAGGACGTTAGTATCTAATTCGCGCCTGACGTAGCGTCGAAGGTCCGCACCGCTCGCCTTAACAGGCCACCGGCAGCAGACAGCAGCGAGCCCGCCACATACAAGGCCACCTCGCGGAAACCCAATCACTTGGGACCGCGGGTGGCCTTTCGGCTTTCTGGGTCCCGTTCCTCACGAATGGAGGCCCAATATGGCCGCTGCTGCACGAATCCTTGAGCTCAACGCTCAGGCCAAGGCGAAGAAGGACGAACTCGACGCCCTCATCGCTCCTTCCCGCGCTGAAAAGCGCTCGCTCAATGCCGAAGAGGTAAAGACCGCAGAGGGGATACAAAAAGACCTCAGTCTTGTCGCCGCGACCCTCGCGGCCGAACAGGTGGCTGGTGCGTCCGCTCCGGTGTTCACCGGTGGCGCTCCCGTCGCCGAGAAGGACGTCGAGAAGCGCGGCTTCAAAAATCATCAGGAGCTTCTGCTCGCGGTGATCGAGAACGCTGGCGCTCGCTCCGCGTCTGAAGTCACTGACGACCGGCTGAAGAGCCTGGCCATCGCGGACGACTCCAAGGGTGCGCCGAACGGCGTGGCCTTCGCTCTGCCCTTCGGCTTCGGCCCGCGGGCGACCGTGGGCAGCGACGAACACGGCGAGTACGACAACCGTTACGGCGGCTTCGCTGTGTCGGCGGTCAAGGGCGCTCCCCGTCCGATCATCGGCTTCGAGGGCGACCCCACCGCGGGCCGCACCGAGAACATCCCCATGCAGGCGCCCACCGTCGAGATGGACGCCCTGGTGGACAAGAACCACACCTCCAGCGTGGCGGGCGGACTGACGCTCACCCGACGTGCCGAGGCCGTGACACTGAGTTCCAGCCGTCAGGAGATGGAAAAGATCACCCTGAAGGCCACGAGCCTGTGGGGCCTCGCCTTCATCACCGAGGAACTGCTCGCTGACTCTCCCGCCTCGTTCGTGGCGCGAGTCTCGAACGGCTTCGGCGCTCAGTTCTCCGCGCACAAGTTCAACGAGAAGTTGCGCGGGACCGGCGTCGGCGCTCCTCTCGGTGTCCTGACCGCTCTCGCGTCGTCGAGCCTCGGCCCCACGATCAGCATCGCGAAGGAGACCGGGCAGGCCGCTGACACGTTCGACTATCGCAACGTCATCAAGATGCGCTCGCGCTGCCACGGTTACGGCAATGCGATCTGGATCGCGAACCACGACTGCTACCCGCAGCTCGCTGTCCTGTCCATCCCGGTGGGCGTGGGTGGTCAGTTGGTCTACCAGCAGTCGCTCTCCGAAGACCGCCCCGACATGCTGCTCGGCCGGCCGATCTTCTACAGCGAGTACGCGAACACGGTCGGGGACCAGGGCGACCTGATCCTCGGCAACTGGTCGGCATACATGGAGGGCATCTATCAGCCCATCCAGTCGGCTGAGTCGATCCACGTTCGCTTCCTGAACAACGAGCGGGCCATTCGCTTCAGCGAACGGTCTGCGGGCGCTCCCTCTTGGAAGTCCGCCCTGACCCCCAACAAGTCGGCTCAGACGCTCTCCCCGTTCGTCGTGCTCGACGCTCGCTAAGGAAGGAACACAGAAATGGCCTCGACCACTATCGCAAACGACCTTCGCACCCAGATGAATGTCCGGAGTCTGGACTTCGATCCTGACACCGGCTCAGATGCCTACGTGACCCTCGACCGGGTGAACTCGGTCGCTGGTCTCGCGCTCGGCAAATACCGAAAGTTCATGGCGGTCTACATGACCTCCGTGGGCACCGGCGGGATCACCGCGTTCCAGATCGGCGGTGCGACTGCCAGCGACGGAACCGGCTTCGTGGCCGCTGCCTCTCACGCGATCGGATCGAATCCCGACGCGGTGAGTGACTACCTGGTCCTCGAATGCACCGACGAGCAGATCCGCGAAGTGCTCTCGACCGCGACGCACGTCTGCGTTTTGGTCAACCTCGTGACCTCCACCGATGAGGGCGTCGTCACCTTCATTCAGGCCGATCCTCTCTACGGCCCGACCGCTGCTCTGACCGCGGACTACGTGAGCTAAGGGGAGCGACCATGACATACGTCTCCGCTTCAGCCGTTGACCCGCAGTCGTTCACGTCTGTCGGGCTGGGCTTCCGGGTCGACAAGACCTCGGCGACCCTCCCGGCGTCGACCACGCAGAACCTGTTCACCGTCTCCGGTGGACGGGTGCTCATCAAGTGTCTCCTCGGCGAGGTCACGACTGTGATCCAGGCCCAGGCGACGACCCTCAAGGTGACGGCGGCTCCAACCGTCGGGACCGCGGTGGACCTGTCCAGCACCGTTGACATCAATGCCAAAGAGGCGGGTACTCTGCTGATCGCAGAGTGCGATGGGACCGCTCTGATCGCGGCCAACGCTGGCGCGGCGATGAGCGGCATCGGCGAGCCGTTCGCCATCGTCAACACCGGCGTGATCCGCATCGTCACCGGTGCGACCAGCACGGGCGCGACGAAGTGGACTCTCTGGTACGTCCCCCTCGACGAGGGCGCGACGGTCGTCTCCGCCTAACGCGGCGTGAGGGCGGCGCGTGCGGATGTGTGCGCGTCGCCCTTCTTCTCCCTTCTCCATGAGGCCCGATGTCACTCCAGCCCTACGCACTCACCACAATCGCAGAGTACAAGGACACCCTTGGAGTCGGCGGGGGTGCGAAGGATGACGTCATCGAGAGGGCGATCAACACCGCCTCTCGGCTGATTGAGTCCGAACTCGGTCGGCGTCTGCGTTACCGGGCGCCGGAAGAGGTGGCAGGCGGGGCCAACACCGTGGCCTCTGTGGCCTTGGCTGACGGAAGCCTGACGATTGCGGCGCAGCCTTCTGCGGCGCGGACCATGATCGTCACCGTCACGGATGCCGACCGCTCGCTCAGGGCGGGCACTGTGACGATTACGGGCACGGTAGGAGGGGTGACAGGGCAGGCCGAGGCGTTCAGCCTGGCAGACGGTCAGGGGCGCTACCACGGGCGCAAGTTCTTCACGGCCATTTCGGCGATCACGGTCGCGAGCCTCGCGGGGGCCGGGTCTTCGGACACGATCGCGGTCGGCACGTCTCTCGGAATGGTCGAGTATCACAACCCGGTCGAATGGGCTCGGATTCGGCTGCTTGAGTGGCCGGTCCACTCCATCGCGGAGATCGCCGAGGACACGAGCCGAGACTTCGGCTCGACGACTGTCCTTGATTCGGACGAGTACGAGGCCGACTCCAGCGGGCTCGTGACGCGCGTGATCGACGCCCAGCCGTATCCCTTCGAGTGCGGGTACAGAGCGATCAAGGTGCGCTATTCGGCGGGCTACGGGGCGATTTCGGCCGTCCCGCCCGACCTTCGAGACCTGTGCATCCGGCTTGCCGGGGCGAAGGTTCAGGAGTTCCAGCGCGGGGCTCTGGGGACCACGTCCGTCAGTGACCAGCTTGGGAACTTCTCGCGCGTCGCCGCGACACTGACGCGGGATCAGCGGGACGAGCTCGCCGAGTATCGCCGCCCTGACATCTTCTCTACCACGGCAGAGCGCGCCTTCGATCTGGAGGCGGTGTGAGCGTCACGTTCTACGTGTCCGGGCGGGCGAAGAAGCTCGTCACCCTCCCGCAGTTGATCAAGGGCGAGACCGTTAAGGCCATGCGCCGCGGTCAGACGCGCATCAAGCGGGCGGCCGCGGAAGGCCTGCGGCTTCGGTCGATCGGACGGGCCCTCTTTGGCGAAAAGCTGTCCGGGGCCTACAAGAACATCAAGCGAGAGAAAGTCGTCGAGTCTCCCGAGGGGATGTTCCGCGCCGACATGAAGGTAAACGGCGTGGCGCAGATCCAAGAGCAGGGCGGGCCGATCAAGCCGCACATCATCCGGGGGAAGGGAAGCCTTCAGGTTCGCGTCGGCCGGCGTTCGGCGGTGCGGATCGGGAAGGAACTCGTCAGCTTCGCCAAGGGGTCGGTCGTCGCAGGATGGCAGCACCCAGGCGTCAACGCGATGCCGCGGTTTCCATATTTGGACGCTGCGGTGAGGAGTCAGGCGGAGTCGATCAGGGCTGAGGTCGCCAAGGGCGTCGCAAAGGTTGCGGAGATTGTGAGCCGTGGCTGAGTCACTGCACGAGCAGATCAGCGCGGCCCTCCAAACGCGCCTCCGGTCCATCGTTGCGGACGGTGGGCAGACCTACGCCTACACGCCGGACAAGGTCTTCCGCGTCCTCGAGTTCCAGCCGGACTATCTGGATGACTCGTTTGACCTGCTGCTGTTCCTGCGTCCCGACGAGGACAGCATCACCGAGGGCACGACTTTCCGGCGCGTGATCGGGCAGGCCCCTTTCACAGTGCTGATCGCGAAGAAGTGGCAGATGCAGGCACCTCTCGCTGAGGAAGCCGGGGCGGAACCGCTGAGCGTGACCGTGATCGGTGACTGCGTCGCGGATGTCAGGACGGCGCTCCTGTCCGAGGTGACTCTCGGTGGGCTCGTCTGGAACGTGATGAACGGTGCGAGTTCTGCCGACTACTCCGAACAGGTTGCGGGGTGGCTGTGCGCTCTGGTGCGCTTCACGGTGGCTTACGAATACACCGCGCCGGAAGTCGCGTGATGGATGGAACCGGAGAGACAAGACCATGACAGACACATTGAAGCCCTCGCCGACGAGTGGGAGCAAAGGCTCGGCATCGACGCCGAAGACGAGCGCGAAGCCGAACTTCGTCGCAGGCGGGAACGTGATCGTGAGGCTTAAGAGCCTCCTCGATGCGGGCGGGGATCTTCCGGGGCTCGGGCTGTACGTCCCCCCGGCTGGGGAAGTTTTCGAGGCGGAAGCATGGCAGGCGAAGGCCCTGACCGAGTGCAAGTACGCCGTCATTGCGGGTGAAACCGCGAAAGGGGAGTAACCATGGCACGCGGAAAAGGTCATCAGACGATCGTTGCGTTCAAGGGCGGGGGCGCGACGTTTGGCACGGCGGTTGAGTGCGCCGCGGCGTCCGGGCTCTACGTTGACGAGGTCAACATTTCGGGGAGCGGGATCGAGCAGATTCCTGACATGTCCCTGACCGGTGCCTATGCGCCCAGGATCAGCACGCCGGGGAATCACAAGGCCTCCGTCTCCTTCAAGGGCAACCTGTCCTATCAGGGGCAGGAGCGCGTCATCACGAACTTCTTCGGAGGCGTGAGCGGCACTCCTGCAACGGTGGACACGTCCGCATATCAGACCGTGGCGAAGCTGGCCGACCGTGATTCGATCTTCGGCACGTTCGCCTTCGAGGGGATCAAGGACACGACCGTCGTTGAGCTTCCCTCGGTGCAGTTCAACAAGATCACCCTCTCGGGCAAGGAAGGCGAGACGTTCAAACTCGCCATGGAGGGCCTTGGCGACTGCGTAAAGCTCGATTCGTCGGTCAACACCACGACCACGATCGACACGGTGACGGCGGTCAACTATGCGCCTGTCCCGTTCGCGCATGCGTCGTTCCTGCTCAACGACCAGACGGCCGGCTCTCTCGCGGCGGCCCCGATCTACACCTCGGGCATCGAGATCAGCATCGACCGGCCCATCAAGCCGAACGTCACGACGGAGCGCGGGAACAAGTCATCGCTCTTCATCCCTGACGGCTTCGTCACCGGCCGCCTGAAGGTCGAGTATTCGATCATCCAGAACGGCACGGGCGGGAACCTCGTCCTCCTGACCGATCACCTGGCCTCGACGCCGAAGAAGGCGAAGCTGATCCTGACTTCGGCGACCCTCGCGGGCGCGACCACGCAGTACTTCCAGCACGTCATCTGGATGCCGAACCTGCGGAGCCTGCCTTCGGACGTCATCCCGGTTCAGGGCCCTGGCGGCATCTCGTGGTCTCAGGAGTACGAGTTCGCCACCGTCGCCTCCGCTCCGACCGGCTTCACGGCCGGCTACACGGACGGAATCGTGTGGGAGATGTTCTCGCAGCTTTCGACCAACGCTCTCGCGTAACAACCGCCGTTCACTCTAAGGAGATCCGCCGTGCCTTTGCTTGGAAAGTCCGTTCTCAACATCGAAGACTCGCCGTCCGAAAAGATCGAACTTCACGACAGTGATGGGAAGGTCCTGAAGGGGATGTTCGCAGTGATGCGGCTGCTCCCCAAGGCGATCACGGAGAAGCTGACGAAGCCGGTCAAGCGCAAGGCACGCAAGGCGGACGACGACGAGACGGAGGAGTCGGTGGAGTTGTTCTTCAGGCAACACATCGGCCTCTCCCTCGTCGATACGGTGGGCGTGGAGTGGTCGTTCCTCGACAAGGGGATGGTGGCGATGTTCTCGCCCTTCATCCCCGGCTTGAGACCGGGAGTCCCTGTGGCGCTCGATGGCGCGTGGAGTAAGGGGGAGTTCAAGGATCTCTTCCTCCAGCACCATCCTCAGGTCGTGCAGGTGTTCCTTGACGCCTACAAGCGGCTCGCGCAGATCGGGGCCGATGCGGAAAGGACCGAAGAAGAGGGAAAAGAAAGTGCCTCGCCGACTGGGTCGTCTTCCATCTAACGACGACCACGCCCCCGCCTGCGGATAGCGGGATCGAGTACGAGACGGTCGAGGCACGGTGCGAGGCGTGTGTTGTCAAGGGAGGGCCGGAGAACAAATGCGTCACGAAGGAATGGGAAGCGGCACACAAGGCAGCGGGAACGGGGAAGGTCTGCCCTCGGCCTTCGGAGGAACTGCGGGCGGACCTCGCGCCCGACGTGGCGATTCTGGAATTTGTCTTGAGCGAGCGCATGCGGCCGCTGTCGGCGATGCGGGCGGAGTTGGTGGCGGAGGAGTACGCGATGACCGCTGAGGAACTGAACAAGACCCTCTCCCGCGTCTATGCGACGCAGGCGGAGAAGCGCGTGGCCGCGATCCTGAACCCTCCTTTGGAGCGTCCGCGTGGCTGATCTCCGCCTTGCGATCTCAGTCGATTCCTCTGGAGCGATCCAGAGCGTCAAGACGTTCAACTCCGAGGTGGACAAAATGCCCGCGGCGGCCGGCAAGGCCTCGTCCGCTGTCGGCGGGTTGCAAAAGGTTTTCAACGACTTCACGTCATCCTTCGGCACGGGGCTCGGCCTGGGCGCGGGGTTCTCCCTCGGGGAAAAGGCGGCGGAGGGGCTGCTCGCGTCGTTCGGGATGCTCGTCAACGGAGCGAAGGCTCTGGCGAATGAGTTCGCGAAGGGGATGGGGCTGCTGCTGGACTACTCGGACCGCATGGTGACTCTGTCACAGAGGACGGGGCTGACGACTTCGGCGCTCCAGGTCTTCGCCGCCATGGCGAAGGCCTCGGGGACTGACGTCGACACGCTCGCCAAGGCGGCGGTAAAAATGGAGGTCGCCATCGGTAAGGGCGATGAGTCGTTCAGGAAGCTCGGCCTCTCGCTCTCGCAGTTGAAGGCGATGTCCCCTGATGCGGCGTTTGAGCGGGTGGCTTCGGCCATCGGTGGGATCGAAGACCCGATGCAGCGGGCATCCGCGGCGGTTGCGATCTTCGGGAAGTCCGGGGCGGAGATGCTTCCGCTCTTCGCCTCGAACATGGCCGAGGCGCGGAAGCAGGCGGAGGACTTCGGGCTCGTCCTGAATGACAAGACGGTGACCGCGGCGGAGGCTCTGGGCGACAAGGTGGACATGGTCGGAATGTCCTTCGAGGCGTTCCTGATGCGGATTGCGGGCGTCATCGCGCAGAGTCCGGCTCTCGCGGCGGTTGTGGATCAGTTGGGCATCGGGTTCGGGAGCCTTTCAAAGGCGATCGACGCGGCGACTCCGACGCTCACGAAGTGGGTCGATATCGGGATCCTCGCGGCTGTGAAGGGGATCGAGCTTCTGATCTCGGCATTCCAGACGTTGACCGGGATGTTCGCCCGTTTCGGCGGGATCGTCGGCACGTCCTTCGGGTTCGCTGCTGAGTTGTCCGGCTTGAATGCGATGACTCAGAAGATGAAGGAGTTCGCGCAGGAGACGCAGAAGGCCGTACTTGAGCGTGCCTCTCTCGCGGCGTGGGCGGCGAAGAATCAGGGCGCATTGACCGGCCTTCCGAAGCCTGGCGCAGGCGGAGGGTCGTTCGATGGCTCGACGCAGAAGCCCGTCGAGATCAAGGTTAATGAGTTGAAGGTTCCGAACCTCCCGGGCATGTGGACCGACCTCTTCGGCGGCGGTTCTGCGGGCAAGTTCGGGACCCTCCAAGGCGGTTCGAAGAACTTCAACATCTGGGGCGAAAAGTCGAAGTTTCTCCCGCCCGAACTGGCCGGGAACATCCAAGTCACTGGGGCCAACGATTCCGTCGTGAAGTCAACGATGAGCGTTTCGCAGGCGCTCCAGAACCTCGCCAACGTCGCCTCGGTGTCTGGTTCGAAACTCGGCAAGTCCCTTTCGGGGATCCTCGGTGGAGCCGGGGGAATCGCGAGCGGTATTTCTGGACTCAAGAGCATGGGGGGGGGCTTGACAGGACTGCTTGGTAAGGCGGGCATGTGGGGTGGGATCGCCGCCTCCGCCCTCTCTATCGGCTCCTCGATTTTCGGCCTGTTCAAGAAGAAGCCGAAGGAACCGCCTCCTGAACCTCCGAAGAAGGCGACCGCCGAATCATGGCGCAACTTCGTCAGCGACCAGCAGAGCAAGGCGGCGGAGGGCGCGCTCGCCATGACCGGCATAAAGGTCACGACCGCGCAGGACATGAAGGAGCAGGCGAGCATCGCCCTCGGCTCGTTCTGGGCGACGTGGCGCGAGAAGGGGCCGGTAGCGGCGGCGGAGGCCTTCAAGCCTGCCCGTGACGCGATGCTGGAGAGCTTCAAGGCCACGGGTGCATCTGACACCGACATAGCCGCGATGCTCGGCCCGCTGTCAGCGCAGGTGGACCTCGGCGGCAATAAAGCCTTCGCGGGCGCCGCGGGTGGCCTCGATGGGCTCGCGAAGCAGTTGGCGGCGATGGCGAATCAGCAGCTTCCCCTGACGATCGACATGTTCCGGGCCTTCGAGTCGCAGGGCGTCAATGCCTTCGAGCAAATGAAGGCGGCGGCGCTGGATCAGGGCTTCTCGATGGAGGACGCGATCAAGAACGCGGCCATGGCCTCGGGGCAGTACCTGACGACCATCAAGGACGCGGCATCGAAGTACGGCTTCGACCTCGGCGGATCGAAGGCGCTCTTCGATGCGGCCTCGGGCGCAGGCGTGGCCTTCGCAGGCGATTCGCAGGAGCGATTGATCCAATCCCTCGACGCCTTGACCACGACGCTTGGCGGGGCTCCCCCGAAGTTTGAGCAGGCGTTCGCCAACGCGGGAACGCAGGCGGGGAACCGGCTTGCGCAAAACGCGAACACGGGCATCCGTGGGGACAAATACGTCGAGATCACAGAGGACGGAATCGGAGGCTCGACGGCGAAGGCGCTGGAGCCGGGGTTCATGGCACTCTCTGACTCGTTTGCTGAGTCTGCGGCGCAGATCGCCGAGGCCATCGCGAACATGAAGCTATCCCTTGACACCGGGGCGCTAGTTGGCGGCATCGCCAACGCTGTGAGGAACGGAACGAACCCGGAACTCGGGACCGCTCTCGGTGGCCGATGAGCGCAGTCCTCGATGAGATTGTAGACAGCAACGGGCTCCCGGTCTTCGGGCTGTCGGTCTCATGGCCTGGCTCGACGCTTCAGTACGCGACCTCAAGCTACACGAGCGCGACGGCCGGCCACCATTACGGCAAGGTCACGTCCTGGGGGACTCTGGACTACAAGGTGAGCGACCGCGGGGGCCAGCCTCCCGCCGTCGTGTTTCGCGCCACCATCGACGACACCGACCGCACCATTGCGCGGATCTACTCGGGGACGCGGGCGAATGACGTCAGGGGATCGGCTGCGACCTTCTACCTGATGACGCCCAACGTCGGCTCGACTGAGGTTCTGTTTACCGGGGTGGTCTCGAAGGTCTCGTTCCCGGAGCCGTTCGTGGCGGAGATCACGATGCGCGTGCAGGACGATCAATTGCAAAGAAAGACGCCTCGCGGCTGGGCGCAGACCCCGCAGGTGTGGCCGAACGCGGATCCCGCGGTGTACGAGCAGACGGCGGGCCTCATCTGGGGCACGTACGACGCCTCGCGCGTGCGCACGGGCCCCGGCATGATCCCGGCGCCGCTCGTGGACAAGATCATCTTCCGGTACGGCGGCTGGGCGGGGACCCCGAAAACGCTCACGCGGGTCTACAAAGACGGTGTCGAGCAGGCGAGCAACCTCTACGGCTCCACCGCGCCATGGACAGACGGGGCCTTCGAGCGGGTGACGATCCACGGGCGGGAGTACACCTGCGTCCGGTTCGCTGCGGATCAGGGGGACGCGGAGATCACCATCGACTGTGTCGGCTACGAGGCGGACGGCGACGGCTCTGGAGCGGTCATCACTAACCCGGTCACGCAGTGGGAGACGTGGCTCTCGAACTTCGTGCTAGCCACCTACACCAACGGCTCGTGGAACGCTGCGCATTCGCTCCTCGACGTCCCGAACACGATCAGGCGGTACATCGGAGCGAACGACACCGGGGCGCTCAGCCTCGGCGCGCAGGGCGCGATCTACTCCGACCGGTTCCTGACCGGGCTCGAAATCACGTCGAAGCTCTGTACCTCGTGGCGGCTCTATTCGTTCTGGACGCCCGCGGGAAAGCTCTCGCTTGGGATGGACGACCCTTTCGCCGTTCCCTACACGGGCACGCGATACATCTGGTCGAGAGACGACCTCGGCCCGTTCTCGTATCGGGAGGACGATTACCCGATTACCTCGCGGATTCTGGTCCGCATGTGCAAGTCACCCTCCGACGACTCGTTCCTCGCGTCCTTCGAGGTTGTCAACTTTGGGGCGTCGAGCGAAACGCAGGAAACCATCGACGTTGAATGGAGCGCGACGTCATGAGCCTGACAGCAACCCTCACGGCAGTTGGAACGACGGACGCAGCGACGTCTTCGCACTGTCTCTCGACGGCGGACGGCACCGACCCGACCACGCACGGGACGGGAGTCCTCGCGGACGGCAACGATTCGAGTTACATCTACTTTGCGAGCGGCGGTTCCGCGGAGTGGTGCGTGGGCGAATACACCGACGTCCCGTCGGCGCTCTCCATCCTCCAAGTGCAGATCACCTCGAAGCAACGTCGCGGCGTCGGCTCAGACCCCGCAGAGACGCACAAGACGCGGCGAGTGATCCGCATCGGCGGCGTGAACTACTACTCGGCCTATGACACCTGCGCGGGCGGCGGCGGCTACACCGACAAGGCCGACGTCTGGACCACGAACCCGGCCACGGGCTCGCCTTGGACACCGGCCGCGGTCAACGCGGCGCAGTTCGGGCTTGAGATCAGCAGCGATGCAGTGGGCGCGCCTCCGTCCGGCCCCGAGGGCGTGCGGATCATCCCTGCGGTGGACTACATCCCCCTTCCGGCGCAGATTTCGCCCGTCAGGCATCTCGTCTCGAAGGAGCTTTTCGACAAGATGAGAGCGGGGCAGTGGGTGACTCTCAAGGGCGGGCTCTCGCTGCTCCGTCTGAGCATGTTTGACGTCGTCGATGTCGAGCACCTGGCCGGGCCTCATGCGACCGGCGACGGCTGGGAGTCGGACACGTGGGAGCGGTGGCCTGGCTCGGTCCGGGGGCGGACGATCGACCCGAACACGGGCACGGTTGAACTGTTGCTCAAGGGGATGAGGGGGCGGCGGGCGCTTCTGTGGGATCTCGGCTATTCAGACAAGTCGAGCGGTGCCCTCGAAGACGGGATCGCGTACTTTGCCAAGAAAGCCTCTCGGTCGTTCTCGCGGGCGAGCGAGGCGACGTTTACGAATGCCGTTGGCGAATCGGAAACGGTCGCGATCAACGTCCCCGCTCACGATGACTACGGGCTCCAGATCCTCCCGGCTGCGGGGGCAAGATCGGCGGATGAGTACTCGTGGAGCAACAACACCGACGACGGTGGGAGAACGTGGAACGCGGCGCAGGGTTACGCGGCCTGCGAAGTCCGGCTCGCTGCGGTGAGCGGTGCGGCGAATCAGACCGTCTTTTACGTCTACCACAACGCGAGCAACTGGGCGTGGACGTACTGGGACGGGGCGAACAGCCGGTGGGTGTTCGAGATCAGGTCGGCCGGCACAACCTATCGCGCGACGCATTCGACCGCGCCTACTGCGGGGGTCGGCTGTCAGATCGGCGTCCGGTGGACGGGGTCGAACGCGGAGAACGGTGACGCGGCCTACACGGCGTCGATCTTCTTCAACCGCGTGAAGGGCACAGACGTCAACTTCGTGGCCGCGATGACGCAGGCCGTCTCCTCCACCTTCTGGATTGGGACCAAGGGCGGGGCGGGGACCGATCCGCTGAACGGCTCGATCCGCAAGATCATCTCCTCCCAGGAGGTGCCCACCGACACCGAAATGATGAGGACCATCTGATGAGCATGCTCTATTCAACGGGGCGTTACGCGAACGTCCTCTCTCGCGGGACCGTGACCTCCTACCCTTCGGCCTCCAGCGTCGCGCCGAATGCCGGCCTCTTCGACGGAGATCCCTCCTGCCCCCGCATCGCGGGGAGCATCGTCGCGAACAACTACGACAACGTCGACATCAACGCCGTAGTAAACGGGACCTTCGAGGCGGGTTCCGCCGGATCTCTGCCGACGTCATTCTCGGCCGCGAACAGTGGCACGGGCTCGGGCGTCATCACCACGACGGCGGGGGAGTTTCGCACTGGCTCCAAGGCGCTGAAACTTACGGCCGGGACGGGCGTCGGGTGGGTCTATCAGACCATCACGGCGCGGGCTGGGGAGTGGCGGCAGTCTCGCGCGTGGGCGCGTTACGCTGGCTCTGGGGCGCTCTACTTCTACATCTACAACACGCAGACGGGGAAGTATTGGACCGGCTCTGCGTGGTCCGCCTCTGTTTCCTATGCGACTTTCGGGACCCTGACGGGATCGTTCGCGGCGGGCTCCACTACCTACCAGGTCGAGGACTTCGACACCTGCCGAGCCGATACGGTCACTCTCCAGATCGGCCTCTACTGCAATGCGGGTGTTGCTTGCGTGGACGACTACACGGACGTCCCGGGAGTCAGCGGGTTCGCGATCTTTGGACACAACCTCGGCCCGATCACGATGGCTGTTACGTCATCTATCGACGGAGCGCAGACAACGCGCGCGACTCCGACGATTCGCCGCGCCTCGTTTTACTCTTCTTTCACCATCGCCTACGCTCCCACATGGACCGTATATTACGACGGGACGCCCATCGTCACGCCATACATCGGGGAACTTTGGCTCGGGCAGTTCGAGACGTGTGCGACGTCGCCGAAGTGGGGGCTCTCAAAGACGCGAACCATCCCAGGGGTTCGCAACACCTCGCCCGGCAGACGCACGACGGCTATCAGCTTCTCTCTCGATCCCACGCAGGACATCGCCCTCGAGTTCTCTGGTCGGACATCGACGGCGGACAAGGAGCTTTGCGAGTCGCTCTGGCTCCGATCCGGCCAAGGTAGGTATCCCGTGGTGCTGGTTCCGATCGACACCGAGAGCGATGTCTGCCATGGGCGCATCCTCGAGCCGGTGACGACGGCGCGGCCTTTCACCGGGGTGTACGACACATCCATGACGCTGCTCGGAGATCCATTCCCAACGGTAGGAGCATGATGCAGAGCAGGATGAGCGGGAGGAGGCACGAGGCCCGGAGGTTCGGCCCGGCGACCCCGGCTATGGCGTCACTCGCGGCGGGGGGGCTTTAGTAGCCAGCCTGTTCGCACGCCGCGACGTGAGCCCGGAGCGTGTCGAGCGCGAGCAGGTACTCCGCCGCCTTCGCTGCTTCCGTGGCCGCTTCCTCGGCCTTCCTGCGCGCCGCACACGTCGGCAGTGTGTAGCAGTCCTCGCCGGTCGTCGTAGAGGCCACAGCGGCCTTGAGGGGCGTGTAGACGCTGCGCCGGTCGGCGCGGACCTCCACCCCGACCACGGCGCGGGCGGAGCGCACCAGGGCGTTGAGGTCGCAGCCGGGGGGCACGGGGACCGGCGAGGGGAGCGCGGCCGGAGCCTGCGCGGCGGACTGCTGAGACAGGGCGGCGGTGACGACGAGAGCGGCGAGGATGCGGGATTTCATTGGGGTGGCCTTTCTGGATTGCAGACCGATCATCCCGAGTTTCATCCCGAGCGCTCATCCCGAGTCAGCCACCAGATTTCGATTTTGCCCTTTATATAGGCCTCGAAACTTGGGCGTGGGAGGGAATCGAACCCCCGACACGTGGATTTTCAGTCCTTCTTAGAGTTTACAGCAAGTGGGTATTTGGCGTAAGTCCTGCTATTTCAATACGGTTTTGGTTCGCTCGGTCTTCAGCTTCTCGACGAGTTCGGCGACGGTCACGCTCGGATCTCCGCGAGCGCCGTGATGAACGTTTCGGACAGGTCGGCACCGGAGCGGAGGTTCTCTCGGAT